GCTCCAGTGAAGTGGGGGTGAAGGTCAGGACCAGGTCGCGAGCTGCGAAGCCTTGGTGCGGTGGACGATGCGAACGGAAAAGCTGGCGCACACCAGAGGTGTTTCGCCCTCGCCCAGATCCCACTCGATGCGCGGGTCGGGCAACATGTCTTCGACATCGAGGTTCAGTGCAGCACCGGCACCGGACAAGCGCGCGAAGGCGGCCTCGACGATCGGGTCGACCACTTCGCTGGGCAGCAGGTTCGCCGCGCAGCGGGCGTAACAGTCGATCACGAACAGGGTGCCCCAGTCGGTGGGGCCGCCTTGCGTGCCGGCCCGCTCGCCCTGGGTCTTGTCGAGCCGGATGACAACCTGGGTGTTGTGCTCGTTCGGAATCGGCCTGAAGCGATCGCGCACCACGTAGTCGGCCACCGCGGGCGCACCGGCCAGCAGGGTTTGCAGCGCCTGCGCGAGGCTGATGAAGACGGTGGTCATGGGCTCAGGCCTGGCTCTGGTGTTTGACCAGGATCAACGACGTGCAGCCCGCCGCCGACATCGACCCGTCAGGGGCCACCTCGCGCACGATGTAGCGCCAGGTGTGGGCGCCCACGTGCCTTGTGGGCAGCTCGAGCACCGGGTCGGCATCGGGCGCGCTCGCACGGGGCGGCACGCTCGCGGAGGCAAGCAGGAAGCGCGGCTCCGAGGTGGACATGCCTGCGCCACCCAGCGGGTCGGCGGCATACGGCTCGGCAAAGATGCCGACCACGGCCACGCCGTCGATGAGCCCCGCCTCGCCCCAATCGGCGAAGTACGCGGCCAGGTCTTCGGTCATGACGGATCAGGTGGCAGGGGTGTCGGCCTTGGGCGCCTCGACGGGTGCCGGTGCGGGTGCGGCGGCGGCGGGCTTGACGAACACTTCGGCCGAGTTGCCGGCGATCAGCGTGGCGGCGATCTCCTTCGTGCATTCGAAGGAGTCGCCTTCCTTGAACAGGTCGGAGCCGAGCTGGATGTTGGTGAGTGCGGTGAGCTTCATGGTGTGGAACTTTTTCGTTGGGGTCAATGAAAAGGGCCCGCCGAAGCGGGCCCTTGCTGGGTGCGAACGATCAGGCGACCGCCGCCTTGATGACGTAGCCCGACTCGGCGCCGGCGATCACTGGCGCGCAGGAGTCGCTCACCGGGTAGATCCACGACTTGGTGTTGCGGTCGTAGTACGGCTCTTCGACCAGCGGGTAGGATTCCAGCTGGTAGGTGTAGCCGTAGCTCGGCTCACCTTGGCTCGCGACGTTGGCGGTCGGCGTGTAGGCCAGCACCATGTCCTTGCCCCAGGTGTCGCTGAACACGCCGGCATCGTCGGCGTAGATCGAGTCGCCGATCAGCAGTTGCTTCAGCCCGAACAGGCTGGCCAGCAGCTCCGGCGTGGCGATGTCGCGGCCGGTGTACTTCACCCGGTCGATGATCTTCGGGTGCTGAATCACCATGGCGAACACCGCGGCGCCCATCACGCCGACGTTTGGGCGCTTGCCCGTCAGCTTGCGGATGGCTTCCTTGCCGGCCGTCACGTCTTTCACCGGATCGCTCACGCCAGTGGTGAGGTCGCTCCACTGCGCGGTGCCAGCCAGCGTGACCTTGTTCGAAGCCGCGTAGTTGGCTGCCGTGGTGGCCAGCGTGGCTTGCGCGATTTCGAGGCGGTTGGCGATGATCTTCTGCACGCCGTTGACCGAGCGGGCACCCATGTCGATGCCGGGCACGGCATCGGATTCCTGCTCGGTCTCGACCGGCACCTGGCCTTCGAGCGAGTAGTCGGCCAGCGCGTAGGCGGAGCCGGCGTAGCCGAACTGCACACGCTTGGTGCTCTGGCCCGGAGCGCGTTGGATGTTGTTGTACAACATGAACGACTCTTTGTTGAACGTGATGATCCGGCCGCCGCGCTGCATCACCGGCACGCGAGGGAACAGGGCCATGCCGACCAGGTCGGGCTGGGTGTAGCCGCGAGCGACTTCGCTCAGGATCGGATCGATCACGCGGGCTTGGGAGTTGGTCATTTGACCCATGGAATGCTCCTAAAAGTGGATGGTGTGAGGTGGAGGTGGGTCAGGCGCCGGGGAACAGCAGCACCTCGACCAGCGTGCCGGCTGCGGCCGCACCGGTGAGCGCACGGCCCACCTTGACGCCAGCCGAGAACGTGATCGCGCGGCCCGTGGCGTCGACTTCGACCGCGACACCGGCGGTGATGGCAGCGCCCGCTTCCATCAGCGTGGTGCCGATGCAGTCGATGGGCACCAGGTCACCGCTGACACCGGAAGTGCGGGTGACGCCGTAGATGGCGGCAGCCGCGCCCGACAGCGCACCGGCGAACGAGACAGCGCGCGCGGTGGGCAGCGTTGCGCTGGCCACCACGTTTTGCACGAGGAGGGAGATGGAACCTTGCATGGAATGCTCCTGGAGTTGCGTGAGGGGTGGTGAATCAGCTGGCGTAGCCGAGTTGCTTGAGCGCCTCGACGAAGCCGATCTGGTTCTCGGCGGCGTAGGCCTTGGCCTCGCTCACCTGCTGGGCCTTCGTCTTGGTGCCGTCGTCGGCCGCGTTCGATTGCTTGGCAGCCTTCGGTGCGTCGTCGGCATGCGCCTTGGCAGCAGCAGCCAGCGCGGTGCGCTGCGCCGCCATCACGGCCATGGCGGCCATGGCGGGGGTGGTGGTGCCATCCATCGCCAGGGTTTCGATCAGCGCTTCGTGGCCGGGCAGCGATTGCTCGCGCACGCCCTTGATGCGTTCGCGTTCGGCAGCAGCACCGGCGGCGAGGGCCTGCGTGTGCAGGATGGGATGCTCGGCCTGGAGAGCCTCCAGGGTGAGCGGCTTATTTTCAGCGTCAGACATGGGTGTCCTTTCGGGGTTGGCAGGTGCCGGGGCGGATGCCTCGGCCTGGGGTGACGTACCCTCGTGCGCAGCACCGGCGCCGATGGACTTCGAATGCCCCGCGGCGCCCCTGACCTTCGCCTTGCGGCGCGGCGCAAAGCTCGCGGGGTTGGTGGCCATGGCATCGACAAGGGCGTCCAGCGTGGAAACACCGTCCACGAGACCCACGTCGATGGCCTGCTGGCCGATGAACACACGGCCATCGGCCATGTGCTGCAGAACGGTGTCGACACTCACGCCCAGGTCTTCGGCCACGTTGCCGGCGAAGACGCTGTAGACGTAGTCGGCCTTCTCTTGCAGCGAGCCCATGGCGTCTTCGGTGAGCTTGCCGTCGACGGTGTCGAGCCGCTTGTATTTGCCGGCGGTGACGACCGTCTTCTTGATGCCGGCCTTGCTCTCGGCGCCCGAGGTGTCGGTGTGCGTGTAGACCACGCCGATCGAGCCCACCTGCACCATTGAATCGGCGATGTACACGCGGTTGGCGGCGCCACCGATCCAGTAGCCGGCGCTGGCCAGCACACCGTCGCTGTGTGTGACGATGGGCTTGCGGGCGCCGAAGTTGCGCACCGCGTCGCGCGCGGCCGGGATGCCCAGCACGTTGCCGCCCGGCGTGTCCATGGCCAGCACGCAGCTTTTGACGTTCGGGTCCTCGGCGGCAGCGTTCAGGTCGCGCACGAACAGCTGAGCGGATGCGCCGCCGCTGATCTGCGTCATCAGGTTCGCCTTGGGCGAGATGGCGCCCTGCACGCCCAGCACGGCCACGCCGTTGACGAGCTGGTAGCCCTTCTGCTCATTGGCAAGCGGCCGGCCGAGGCTGGCCTCGATGGCCTTGACGTCGATCTTCTCGCCGCGCAGGTGGGTGGCGTAGATCGCCTGCAGCTCGAGCAGCTGCTCGGGCATGAGCGCCCACACGCCGTACACGAGATCGGCCAGGCGCATGTGCCCCTGAAACGGCGAACCTCGCTCGGCGGCGGGGTTTGGGGTGGGTTGGAGAGTAAAAGATTGTCGTGTCATGGGTCAACCCAGAATGAAGAGCAGTTCTTCTTCGGCGCGCAGCCGCTTGCGCTTGGCTTCGCGCGCCGCTTTGGCGAGGTCGATGGCTTCGGCCACCACGAGCGGCTCGGTCTGCGGCTCCGGCGCCTTGAAGCGCCGCAGCCATTCGGATTGCGACACCTGGCCACCGCCGCCGCCCGACATGACGACAGGCTGCGGCTGCACGACCTGGTCGAGCGGCAGGAAACCTTGCGACGCGATCGCGATGGCTACATAGCCGATGCCTTGCAGCGCGATTCGGCGTGCGTCGAGCGTCATGCCGTGCGCTCCAGGGTGACCGTGCCAGCGGCTTCGCTGATCGTCTGCGCCAGCGTGCCATCGGTGCGCTGCGTGGCGCTGACTTGCAGCGGATCGATCAGGCCGTGTGCACGCACCAGGGCTTCGAGCCAGCCGGCTTGCTCTGGCGTGAGTGCGCTGGTACCAGACGACCCGCTCGGTGCTGCCGAGGTGGCGATGGTGGTGGTGCCCGAGGCCTCGCTGAAGGCTTGCACCACAGTGCCGTCGGTGCGGCCGGAGGTGGTGACGTGCAGCATGTCGATCAAGCCGTGCACACGCGTGAGCGCTTCGAGCCAGGCCACGTGCTGGGCGGACAGGCCGCCGGTGGCGCTGGTCAGGCGCGCGACAAAGGCATCGGCGTCGTCGCGCAGAGCAGCGGCGGCAGCGAGCATGGCTGCGACGCTGGCCGCGGCTGCATCTGCCGCCTCGGTATGGCCCCCCGCAGCCTGCAAAGCGGCGGCAGACGCGGCGGTGACCTGGTCGGTGCCGTCGACCATGCTGGCTGCCGCCGTGAAGGCAACGAAGCTCGCGGCGGCAACCACATCAGGCGAGTCCACGAGGGTGGCGTTGAGTGCCGGCGCGGTGCTGATGGCGGCAGCATGCGCATCGGGCAGCTCGACGATCGCCGCGCTGCCATTCAGCGCCGCCGCTGCGGTGCTGGTGACCTGATCGCTCGCATCGAGCATCGAGCCGACGAGGGTGAGCGAAGCACCGGCCACCCCCGCCAGAACGTCGGCAGCATCGGTTGCCGAGAGGCTCAAGGTGGGAGCGCTGCTGATGGTGGCGGAGACGACATCTCCCGCATCGACGAGGCCAGCATTGGCAACGCTCAGAACAGCCATGGCGCCCGCATGCCCGTCGGCCAGATCGATCTGGGCTGCGGCGGCGGAGACTGTCGATGCGGCGGCACCTGAGGCCTGACCAGCCACCTCGACCATCGCGGCCGAGAGGGTGACGATGCTTGTAGCCGTGGCCGTGTGCGCATCGGCCACTTCGAGCTGGGCAGCGCTGGCCGTGAGCGTTGCCACGGCGGAGGCCGACAGTGCATCGCTTGCGTCGACGATGGTAGCCACTGCGGCCACGGTGCCAGCCGCAGCAGCGGCCACTGTATCGCGCCCGTCCACTTGGGCAGCAGCCGCGGAGAGCACGGCCGCGGCACTGGCCACGATGGCATCAACCGCGTCGAACTGTGCCGCGGTGAGGGTGAGGCCGGGCGCTGCCGTGGTGGCAGCAGCCGCGAATGCATCGGGCGCATCGACGAGTGCGCCGGCAGCGGCAAGCGCGGCGGCGAGAGCAGCCGCCGTGCTGTCGGTCAATTCGGTGGTGGCACTTGCCTCGCTGAGCGCAGCGGCAGCAGCGCTCGATGTCACATCGGCCAGATCGACGATGCTTGCGGTCAGTGTGGGCGCCCCGGAGGCGACAGGAGCGCGTACCGGGCCGTCGAACGCCCCCGCCCCGAACGGCCCACCGCCGAACAGTGAGACCGAGCGCGGGCCGGCACCGCTCAGGTTGAACGCAACACGCAGCGTGGCAGCGGTACTGGTGGCACTGCCGCCGTCGTCGGTGACCACGACGGTGATCTGCGCGCCCTGGTCGGCGTAGCTGACGGTCGGCGAATAAGTCGAGCTGTCAGTGCCGACGTTCGTGCCGTCGTCTTTCCACTGGTAGTGGAGCGTGCCGGTGCCGGTGGCGCTGACCGAGAAGCTGGCGACGGCACCACTGTTGGCGGTCGTCGACTGGGGCTGAGCCGTGATCGTGGGGCCGCTGGAAGGCAGCGATACCACGAAGCCCCCAAAACCAGCAGCCCCAGAACCAGTTGCGCGCGTCGCAGTGGCCGTCAGCGTGCCAGTTGCCCCGCCCGAAACGTTGTCTTGCGTCCAGCCTGTTGCGTGAACCCAGTTTGAGTTGCTGACATCCTGGCGCTGCGTGAAGCCACTGAGCGCGCTCGTTGTCCACGTATCGCTGACGACCGTGATGTCCAGGCCGCAGATGAACAACAGGTCATTACCCGCCGTTGCGGTAACACCCGCCAGAGCAAGTGAAACCGGCGTCGTGTTGCTGGTCGTGTTCTGCGTGGTTGAAAACGTCGCAGCGGTGCTGTTGCTTCTTCCAGAGAACGCGAACGCCTGCACAACTGCGGCATTCGTGTTGTTGGATACAAACGCATAGCTGTCACTGCCGGTCGCGTTCTTGAGTTCAAACCATCGAATCGTCTGACCATCGGGCGCCGTGAGGTCGGCATTCCCGATCTCAGCCCAGTTATTTGGCGCAGAGCCAGAAGGCAGGGTGAATACCTTGCCCTGCACATCTTGAACGATGCAGACAACTACTCGGTCCCCAGCCTGAACACCCGCGGGCGCAGTCGCTGTGAGGTTCAGCGTGCCAGTGAAAGAAGTTGATGATGACGAGCGAAACGCCATTAGGTCGTCTCCACCACTACGCTGGCCGCCGTGAAGTTTTGAAGCGTCTGCACTTCACACTTGATGTGCGTCGGCACGATCAACGCGCCGGCTGCCGTTCGCTGCCAAGGCGACTCCACAGTGGTGAACGGGACGGGCGTCAGACCATCCTTTTCAAGATAGACGCCGCCAATCAGCGGCACGCTGAACTGTTGCACCCACGTCGCCTGGTTGTCGAAGCTGAACCATGGCACTGCGTTGAGCAATGCCCCGGCAGGCAGGCTGCTACGGCTGATCCGAACGCGCAGCCCGTTGCCGGCAGGGGTGGCCCATGGCCCGAGCGTTTGGCTGCCAACGCTGAGAGCCTGTGCCGTCAGCGTCACGAGGGTGGTCATGCTGCGCCGTCAGATCAATTGTCGGACTGGCAGCTATGCCCGGCCAGCTCGAAGGCCACGGTGGTGACCGTGATGTTCGCGGTGCCGTTCGACATCGCCAGCTCCGGGCCGAGAAACGCGGTCGCCAGAGGGATCGTCGTCGTCGTGGTTGTGTCGACCCGAACAACCCCCGTCGCCACATCGGTGAGCTTGTAGCCGATCAGCGACCCGTTCGGCGCCGCCCACATCCAGAAGTCGTAGCACTGCCCCGCAGCGAGGGCACTGCCCAGCGTGATGGCCGCCTTCGTCGCCGTAGTGCCATCGCGCGTGACGAAGTTCAACACGGTCGCCGCTTCGGTCGTGTCATGCCACAAGCCGCAGCCGTTCCCGGTGAGCGTGTCACTGATGACGTAGCCGGCGTTCGAGTCGTTCAAGCCTACGAATAGGCGCTGCGTCGCAGCAGCCCACAGCCCGATCGCGAACCGCGCGTGGAAGTTGAAGCCACCCAGGCCGGCCGCGTTGCCGCGCCAGAAGCGCTTCTCGGCGGTGGCGGTGCGCAGGCCGAGCACCTGGTTCGTGGTGGTGACGACGTTCGCCCAGCGCGTGCGCTTCTGCTGGCTGTAGATCGCTGGCGCGGTGCTCGACGGCGTGGGGTGGCTCACGGTGCCGCCGCTGGTCCACGCGAGCCCAAGGTTCAGGCCCACGGTGGTGCCGTTGTTCGGCAGGTAGAGCACCTGGCCGTTCTCGCTGATCTTGTCCTGCACGACCTGGTCGACACCACTTGGCCCGACGTACTTCAAGGTCATGCGGCCCGCGACCTTGCGGGCGAAGACCTTCATGGTGTCAGTCGCTGCTGCGGCCACGGCGGTGACGGTCACTGCCGGCAGGGTCATCACCAACTCGTTGTTGAGTTGCACGACGCGCGAGGCGAGCGCTGCGATGGCGACGTACTTGGTGCCGGCCGCCAGCGTGACGACGGCGTTCGCGTTCGAGGACTTGAGGATCGTCGTGCGCGTGAACGTGTTGGCCGCGCTGTAGGTGCCGAGGCCCTCTTCGTAGTCGCCGGTCGGGTTGCCGCTGGCATCCACCGCCCACAGGGCATAGAAGCACGTGTCGCTCGGACTCGTCATCACCGAGCCGAAGGCGCGGAAGCCCGCCAACGCACCGGCAAGGGTGAGCGCACCCGTGCCTGTGGTCGTCGTGCTTTCGAGCACCCGGTCGTCGGTGATGTGGGCCACGGTCTACCCTCAGCCTTTGGCAACCTGGCCCAGGGATGCCGCCACACGGGCAGCCACACGGGCGTCGATACCTTCGCGCTCGGCCTTGACGATGGCGTCGACCAGGTTGAGCGCAGCATGGCGCACGGCCGCGTCTTCGTCGTCGTGGCGGCTGATGGACTTCACGCCGTCGGCGAGAAGTTCGAGCTTGCGTTTGAGGTCCATGGTCAGTTCCCTGCGGTGATGCTGAACGTCGAGACGTTGATCGACTGGGCGTTGGCGATCGAGTTGTTGTCGATCGTCATGTCGTAGCCGAAGGTGATAGACGCGGCATTGGCCACGCCCGCGGTGCTGGCCTGGCTCATCGTCACCGTGGTGCCGGTGAAGGCGAGCACGGTGCTGTTGGCCACGATGCCGGTGCCGCTGATGAGCTGGCCCACCGCCACACCGGTGGTGGAGGCGAAGTTCAGCACGTTGCTGTTGGCCGCGCTGAGGGCGTTGGTGGCAATGGCCACGGCCGCGCCGAGCGTGCCCTGCTTGTGGCAGTTGGTGCCGGCACTGTCGTACAGGCGGAAGAAGGTGGCCGGAGTACCGGCGCCGGCGCCGGCCTGGCCGGTGAGGGTCCAGGTGCCGAGTTTGGCTTTGACCTTGCCAGAGGCGGCCGACATCCAATCCGAAGGCAGCGCACCGCTGGCGAGCAGGGTGTTGCCGCTGAGCGCCGTGTCAGCCGTGGCGGGCATGGTGCCGTTGTAGGCACGCAGCAGGGGCGCGGCGCCGATGGTGGTTTCTTCCTGGTCCAACTTGGCGTTGGCGACGGTGACGCTATTGCTGACGGTCATGATGTTTCCTCGATGGGAAGGGTGAGGGTTTCGATCAGGTTGCCTTCACCATCTCGGGTGTGGACCTGGCGGGTGGCCTGGCGCTGCATGACGACTTGCGGCGCCGGCACATTGATGTGGGCGTGCACCTGGGCAGCTTCGACGGTGGCTTCGAACTGGATCGAGCCTTCGGCGAAGTTCACGGGCGAGGGTTCGACCGTGGCCTCGAACTGAATCGCGCCTTCGCCGAAGTTCACGGCCGGCGGCTGGTTGTTGATGAAGATCGTTTGCGGCTCGCGCGCGGCCATGGCGGTGACGGCCGAGGTGAGGCCGACAAGGGCTTGCTCGGTGGGCGTGGGACCGGCCGGCTCGGCGGGTTCGCCAGCATCTGCGGGCTTGGCCGGCGCAGCGCCAGCGGGTGCCGCGGCGCCGGCCTTGGGCACGGGCAGCAGATCGGCCTCCTTGAGCATTTCCTCTTCGGCTTCCTTGCTCTCGAAGCTCTCGTACCAGTCGCTGCCGAAGAGTTCCCACTCGGCGCGCTCGCGGGTCATCAGGCGGGCGTCGATGGCAGCGGTGTAGGCGGCAACCTCGTCCTTCGGGTTGATGCTGCCCTGGCTGTCGCCATGCCACGCGGCGCGGGTGTAGGCCCAGCGCATGAGCGGGTCGCTGAAGAAGCCGGGCGCGGCGATGCGGTTGGTGGCCACGGCTTCGGCCAGCCAGGTTTCGTACACCGGCTGGCAGAAGCTGCGGGCCAGCCATGTGCGCTGGCTGCGAAACCACATCCACGCATCGAGCAGGGCGGCCTTGCTGGCGCTGTAGCTGGCGTTGAACTGCTTGACGAGCAGCTCGTGCGGGATGCCCAGGCCCACGCCGATCTGCTGGATGATGGCCAGGATGAAGGGCTGAAACGCCGTGTTCGGCCGCATCGGGTTCGCGAAGTTGGCCTTCTCGCCTTTGGCCAGGCCGATGACGGCGCCGGCGCCGAGCGCGATCTCGGGGTTGTCGGCTACCTGCGCTTCGCTGGCGCCGAAGATGGGCGCGGGGCTGCCGCCGTTCTCGGTCTCGATGATGACGGTGAAGAAGGCGCTGACGATGGCGGCCTGGATCTCGGCTTCGGTGTAGCGGCCGAGCTGCTTCAAGTGCTCGATGACCGGCGCGAGGTACGGAATGCCGCGCGGCTGCTCGGGCCGCAGCTGGCGAAAGTGGTGCAGGATGCGGCGGCGGCCGCTGGCGCCGACGCGGTCGATCCAGATGCCGCTGTAGCGCTTCTGGTTTGCGCCGATCACGATGGAGCCGGGGTGGCTGTCGTACACGAAGTACGCCTGGGCGCCGCCACCACCCGCCAGGCGCCGCACACCGCCGGCGATGGCGGTGGTGTCGAAGCTGTTGTTCGGGTTGCCGATGCGATCGGCCTCGATCGTCTGGATTCGCAGGCGGTAGGGCTGCGAGGCGGTGGGTTCAGCGTCGGGCAGGATGCTGAAGCAGTCGCCAGACTCCAGTGCACTGCGCAGGGTGAGGCCTTGCTTGTCGAAGAAGTTCTGCTCGCCGGCGTAGTCGCACTCGGTGCTGTCGGCCCAGAGGCTGAACTCGCGTTGGGTGGTGCGCTTCCATGCCAGCGCCTGTTCTTCCTCCCAGCCGAGCACATCGCGGTTCGGCTGGGGCACGAGCGCCAGGCCGGTGCCGACCACGCGGTCGACGTTGGTGTTGATGGCGCCGCCTGCGATCGGGTTGACGCGCGCCAGCTCGCGGCTCTGGCTGCGCTGCATGGGCAGGGCGCGCAGGGTGTCGGCCGCGGCGTCACGCGTGCCCGGGCGCCACCAACGCAGCAAGGGTGAACCGCCGCCGACCTGGCTGCCGCTGCTGTCGTCGGCGCTGAGGGCGCTGAAGGATTGCACCCGCTCGATACCAACACGCGCCTGCAGGCGCCGCGCAGCGCGCACCGGGTCCACCGCGGCGATGGCGCGGTCGAGCATGTTGAGCTTCATCAGCGCAGGTACAGGACGCGGCGGGTGCCGGCCGCCTGGGCAGACAGGACTTCGATCTGGCGATCGAGATCCTTGATGGTGAGCTGCACGACCTCAAGGTCGGCGCGGCGCATCATGCGATCGATGACGCCGTCGCGAATGCGGTACTCCTGCCCATCCAGAATCTTCAGCTCGGCAGCCATGTAGGCCGCGCGGCGGGTGATGAGCTCGGCGAGGGTCATGCGTCAGTTCACCTGGTTGGCGCCGGCGTACTGCGTGAGGGCGGTTTCAAGCTCGACCTCGTAGAACGCGGGTCCGACTTGCTCGGCAACGCCGAAGAAGTCGAAGCGGCGCGCGTAGTCGGCACGGTTGACGAACAGCAGCACAGGCTGCGGGCGGGAGCGGCCAGCGGAATCGTCGATGGCGTAGATACCTGGGCGCAGCTTGCCGCGGCCTTCAGGGAATGCCACGTAGCGAGTGCCGGCCTTGCGAATCGACGTGGCCAGCGCACGCTGGCCGAGCCGCTTGGTGAAGCCAGAGCGCTTGGTGACGACGAGTTGCGCCAGGATTGCCTCAAGCTGCTGGCGGTTGAGATTGCCATCGCTGTCGAGCTTCGCTGCACGAGCTGGCACCGAGAACCAACCATCGGGCATGGCGCCATCACGTTGCAGGCGCCGCTCAAACCGCTTGACGTGGCGTGCCCCGCCTTCGATCTCCGGCCCTTCGTACTTGGTCGGCGGAATCGTGCGCGAAGCTGTGTCGGTGCCATCCTTGACACCGATCTGCGCTTCGCGCGCTTCCTTGACCGCTGGCTTGACGAAAAGTGAGTTCAGCGTGTATCGAGTGGGCCGATCGAACACACTGCGCATCTCGTCGTACTCGACCTCGCGAATGGCCAGCGCAGTGCGCGTCAGCGCCACGACCTGTGCAAAGGCGGCCTGCTTGCCCAACGCGCGCACGTCTTTCGCCATCCGCTTGAAGTCGGATTGGATCGAGAAGGACATGTGCGAAAAGCCCAAGAAGAAGGCCCCAGAGCGTGAGCTGCGAGGCCTTGAAATCACGGTCGGCAAGCGCTAGGCGGAGACCCACTACTTACCGAAAACAGGGCTGATTTTGGGCCAATGTGTCGCATGGAATCCAGCCCTATTGTGTCGCCTCCACAGGCGACACCTTTGTGCTTGACTAGACAACCGCAAGTGAAGTAGTGGCGGCACTTGGCAGCATCTGGCCCGCTTCGAGGTTGCTGCTGAGGATGTCTTGCGAGGCGGAGTAGGCGCGCTGGCGGAACTCCTTGACCAGCGTGTACCAGTGCTGGCGGCCAATGCCGATCTGCGCAGCGGCCGCCTTGACGTTCTTCACGCGCCAGAGATAGTGCAGCTCGAAGACCTGGCGGTCGAGCGCTTCGGCCGGCTGGCCGAGCACGGCCAGGTGGAAGGCCGCGAGCTGCGCGCTGGCAATGGCATCCGGCCCGCCGTAGTTGGCGGTGGCGCGCGTCTTGGAGGTGAGCTTGCCGAGCAGTGACGCCGGCAGCGAAGGCTTGCCGTAGAAGCGCCGCGTGCGGCACCAGGCCGACCACTGCTCGCAGAACTCGTGCAGGTGCGAATCGGTCGCGTCGGAGGTGTCGACCTCGTCATCGTCGTTGCAGCCTGGTGCCGGCGCGGCGAGGTTGAGTGCGTGGTTCATGAGTTGAGGCCTCGGGAGAAAGTGCGGCGGCCGGCAATGGCCGGTGGGGTGGGTGCAGACGTGTGGACAGGTGCGGCTGGCGCAGCGGGTTCCGCTGCTTCGAGTGCACGATCAACCGGCTCGGGCAGCGCAGCGGCGAACAGGTCGGGCGTGACCTGCTTCGGAATCAGCTTGGTGCGCAGGCGCTGCCAGTCGGCCAGCGACCACTTGTGCAGGCCGAGGTAGTGCGCGAGGGCGAGGTTGCCGACGGCCAGGTCGAGCGGCTCGTTGCGGTCGCCGGGACTGTTCTTTCCCCAGGTTGAGCGGGAGCCGCCGCCAGGCCTGCGGCGCAGGGTACGGCTCTCCGACAGCAAACCCTCGTACCACGCCAATTCAAGCGCAGTCGAGAAGCGCATGGCGCCCCAGCCGCTGAGCAGCTTGTAGCGGTTGTGGAGGTGATCCTTGGCGGTGTCGGTGCCGATCTCCCAGAGCAGCACGCCGCCTTCGACGCGCTTGCCATTCCAGTCGATGTCGGCCTTCTTCGGCAGGTTGCTGATGATCGGCTTGTTCGGGCGCGTGGCGCCGTGGTGCACAAGGCAGGCGTTGCTCACTCGCGCGCTGCCGTAGTTGTAGACGTCCTGCGTGTTCAAGCCGCCGGAGTCGATGCCGTAGACGCTGGCGTAGAGCAGAACGCCGCTCGCGTGGACCAGGGGCGTGCGCCTGATCTCGTCGAGCTGAGCCCAGACACTGTTCGGGGCTTCCGGTGGCTCGGTGGGAGAGCCCATCAGCACCTGGTAGTCGATCACGGCGTGTTCGAGGCCTGGCCCCCACGCATGGGTCTGCACCTCAAGGCGGTTAACCTGGGTGTCGACGTCGATTGTGACGACGAGGGCCCAATCTGGCACGACGCGCGGCGTGATGTCGGCGCGCTGCCTGAGTTCTTGTGCCGTCGTGCTGTCCATCGTGTTGGCCCAGCTGAGAGCGAGCCGCGTGTTGTAGAACGCCTGCATGGCGTTCGGGTTGCCCTTGTCGTAAAGCGTCTTGGCATTCGCGTACTCGCGGGCCAGCTTTGACCAGGTGATCGAGCCGGTCGGCGCATAGAACGCGCTGACGTGAAAGCTGATGGTTTCGCCATCGCCCAGGCTTTGCGCATGCCAGTGCGCGGTGCCGCCGAGGGCTTCGTCGCGCAGCATGCGGGACTTGTGACGCTCGTCGATCTCGCAGCCGCACTCCGGGCACACGAACCAGGCGCGCAACATGAAGCCGGTCTCGGGTTCGCGCTCGTGCTTGAAGTTCGCGAGCACCAGCTCGTGGTGGTGGCCGCAGTGTGGGCATGGGACCAGGTAGACCTCTTGCGTGCCGCGGTCGAATTGCTCGTCGGTGGCATCGTTTCCGGCTTCGCCTGGCGAGCTGGTGATGAGGCCCTTGCTGTTGCTGTCGAAGGTGGTGGCGCGGGCCTCGGCCAGCGCGATCGGATCGCCTTCACCATCGACGCTGTCCTTCAATCGGCTGGCTTCGTCTATGTACCAGTAGCGCGCCGGGATTTCAGCCAAGTTTGCAGCCGAGCCGGCGGTGGCGATGTACATCGTGCCGCCCTCGAAGTCCTTCGCGAAGACGGTGTTGCGGCTGTCGCGGCTGCGCGGCTTGGCGAACACGTCGCGCAGCTCGGGCACGTCGCGCAGGGTCTTCTGCACGCGGGCTGACAGGCGCTTGGCCAGCGAGTCGGTGGGTTCGAGCACAAGCATGTTGGCGGGGGCGCGGTGGGCGCTGGCCATCAGCCAGCAGAGGGCTACCTGCGTCTTAAGCATCTGCGAGGCGCCCTTGACAACCACGCGCCGCGCCGGGTTGCGAGGCGAGAGCACCTGCAAGATGCGCCGCGCCATAGGCGTGTGAGAGATGCGGTACTTGCCGGGCTTGGCAGCGTCCTTCGGCACGACCATGAACTCTTCGGCCCACTTGTCGACCTCAAGCTCGGGGTCGGGGCGGGCGCCGCGCAGGGCGGCCTCGATCATGGCGCCGTAGCCGTCAGCCAAGTTGCTCATGATGTGGCGGCCGCCTGGCTGAGCTTCGCTTGCATGCGATCTTCCCAGCCGGTGAAGGCCTCGCGCAGTTCCTCTTCGAGCGCCAGCTCGATCTCGCGCATCTCGGTCAGGCCGTGAACGCGGCGCGCCTGGCTTTTGCACGCAGCGAAGGCGGCGTCGCGCAGCTCTCGGAAGGCATCGAAGGCGCCGCGCTCGGCGCGCTCACGGTCGAGCGCGCGGCCCGACGACCTGGCCACGCGGATCTCGGCTTCTTCGGCTTCAGCGCGCTCGCGGCGGGCGCGGGCGTCGGCGTAGCCTGGGTCGGCAGTGCCAGCCGGGCCAGCGGGCTGCGTGGGCGCGTCGACGGCATGCGCTGGGGGCTGGGTAGCGTCGCCCGCCGCCGGCGCCTTGCTGCGGCGATCGACGCGAGCCCGCGTGTTCTGCGCCCACTGGATGTCGGCGACGGCCGGGTCGATCATCCCGTTGATCGTGCTGATGCGCCCGGCCAAGATTGCCTTGCGCACGGCCTTCTCGTCGCACCCGCGGTGCCGCGAGTACGCCGTCGGCGTGATGAGGGTCACCGCCACCGGACAACCCCGCGGCCTATCGGACCCATCACCGGACTATTCCCCCG